GATAGAACAAATCCTTTTAGTAATGATGAACACTTAACAAAAATTATTTTTAATTTAAGTAAATTAAAAAAAGAAAGCGAGGAATAAATGATAAGATCAAAAAAAGGAAACTTGTTTAATTACTTTGCTTGCGATCATAAAGATTTAAGTAAAAATTACTTGAATGATTGTAAGAAATTTTTTAAAACTTTATCAACTAACAAAGGAGCAAAAAATGGACGCATACGAAGTAAAAAAAGAAACTGAGAATAGTTATAATCTAGGAAAGATTAGACAATTAATAAAAACAAATAAATATCTATTTAAAAAACAAAATAATAGATATTTTGATATAAGTAATTTTGAAAAAAACAAACTTTCTGTTTGTCCACAAGGTGGTGGATTTGTTCAATCTGTAGATATTACTGAACAAAAGTTTATCAACGATTTTAAGAATGAAAAAATCATTTTTAAAAATGAACTTCCATTCGTTTGGAAGAAAGTTAAATTATATCATGATCATTGGATTGCAGACAATAGAACTGACCTTGAACATTTTATTGAGGGTTATGTAACTGAACATAAATGGAATGGATGGTCAATCCCTATGGTTGAACTTGATCAGATTAAAAAGTTTAATGAAATACAAAAAAAGACTTTGGATAGTGAACCTTCATCTATTTTTAAAATTATAGATAACGACAATATTCAAATTAAAATGTTTGACGAAGATGAATGGATCACAATTGAAAGATCAGAGTTTGTTGTTAATGGTGAAACAATCAAAGCTTTTGATGTGTCACTTGGTTGGACTTGGTCAGAGGAGAATTTATAATGGTTAAAATATTTACAGACCAAATTGGTAAAAAAGGATTTATTGTAGATGGAATATTTATAACTAATCCATATTATCGTGAAGATTTACAAGTTGAAGTTGACCCAATTGAGTATTATGGATTAACCCCTAGTGAATTAACACCTTTTAAAAATTTTAAGCCAGAACCTAAAGAAATTGAACCAAAGTATAAGGATTTAATAAAAAAATTAAAAGGCATGAAATTTTTTATTGTTCGTTGGTGTGGTGATGAAAGTTCTCCTTGTTCTCAAAATGTTGAAGACCCAATTAAATTTTTTAATGAATTTATATATGATAATGATACCATTAAAGATCTTGCAGAAATGGAAGTTGGGCAACGCTATAACGTTGATGAGATGATGCAAGACATTGAAATATTAAGATATGATTAAAGAATTGTGGTTGGCATACTTGTAATAAATCTTAGATGTCCACAATAAGACCCCCAACAATGCGAGAGTGGAGTTGGGGGTTTTTTTATGTTATTGACTTAATAAGTTAATGGCAAAATCAGAAAAAAATCTTTGGCAACGAATAAAAAAGTTAAATTTAAAAGGTCAATTATTTCGCATAGAAAGTAATACAATCAATGGTATTCCAGATGTTTATTGGTTGATAAACAACAAAAGTATTTGGATTGAACTAAAGTCAAATGATGTCAAGAATTGTGGACTTACAAAGTTTCAAATTAATTGGCACTTAACACATTATAAGAATGGTGGTACTTCTTTTATCTTGCGAGAAGACCTCTCGCAGAGGACTTCTCAAAATTTACAAATTTTCGTGGTTCGTGAACCGAGAACATTGGTTCGTGCCTACTCATCACTCAGTTTAAAAGACGCAATGAAAAAAATCGAGACGCAATAACCACGTCTCACGCATGACTTAATGACTATCCCTATGGGATAGTCATTAACATTATTAATTAACATTGAACCATTAACCTTGCATATGGAAAATAAAATGAATGATTAACTTAACATATGGAAAATTTTCCTTATGTGCATATTAACATTATGCGTGTACACGTAACTATCTATATGGGATTTTTCGTAATAGTTTACATTAACATTTTTAAAAAAAATTTATTTTTTTTAATTAGTCCTAGTGGTCCTGAGTCTATAGCAGCTTAAATAAAAAGTTGACAGCTGAGTCTATCCCATGCTAATAAGATTCTATTAACTAACATGGAGAAAAAAATGAATAAAAAAATAACGCCACCAGCTGGGTGGCCAAAAGATAAAAAGTGGACTGAGAAGGAAGCAGCTAAAGCAATGGCTGCAGCTGGACTCGGATTGTGTCGCAGCGATTTTTGTGATGATGGTGCAGACCTTCAGGATCTTAAAGAAATAATAGAAGGGAGTAAATAATGCCTTTATTAAATTATTATTCTCAGACCAAAATGGCTAAGGGGGAGAAGTTTGGATATAAGACGGCTATCCTTCACTTAGCCCCGTTTAATTTATCTGGTAAAAACGTCTGTCCTAAAGCTTCAAAAGAATGTGCCGCAGCTTGTTTAAATACTTCAGGGCGTGGAATGATGCACTCAGTACAAAAAGCCAGGTTAGATAAAACTAACTATTTTTGGACTAATAAAAATGCATTCTTATGGGACCTGAGCCGTGAAATAGAACAGCTCAAAAAAAGGGCAGCCAATCAGGGCTTTAAATTTGCAGTGAGATTAAACGGTACATCGGACCTGGCTTTCCATAAAATGAAAGTTGATGGAGGTGGGACGCTTCACGAGCTTCACCCTGATGTGCAATTTTATGAATATACCAAAGTATTAAATTATTTGGATCATGATCATAAAAATTTAAATGTTACCTTCTCAGATAGTGGCAGCAATAATAAAGATATTGAAGCAGCTATAGCTAAGGGCTCTAATGTTGCCGTTGTATTTAAGGATAAGCTGCCCAAAAAATGGCTGAATAAAAAAGTTATTAATGGTGACCTTCATGATCTTAGATTTAAAGATCCTCGAGGCGTGATTGTGGGACTGGTTGCCAAGGGTCAGGGGCGTAATATTAATAATAAGTTTATTAAGGCGGTAGCCTGATGGATCATTTTTTAGCTTTTCTGATGCGTATAGTAATATTTTTTCCTGGTACTATAGGCATTATACTTTTATTAGTACTTCTTTTTTAGAACGATTCTAATTTACAGCCCCACAACTTGGGGCTGTATTTAATTTAAATATAATTTGACATCTTATCGAATATGATTAATCTGGGATATGTACAAAACAAAAAACAACTTAACAAAAGAGGTAAAAATGTCAGTACAAAAAAAACAAAAAGCAACTAAATTGAACGTTGCACAATCTCAAAAGCTTTTCAAAGCTTGTGAGGTTAATTTTTATAGAAAGTCATATAATAAATTATGGGTTGATATAAAAGAGGATACTCTCCCAATAGTCGAAGACCTTGGAGGGTTTACAGTTGGCAAATATAAAGGTTGCGAATTTAGTCTAGAAATTTTTAAAAAACCTACTTCTAGATTTGACGTTAAAGCCTTTAAAGAAAAATACCCAGAAATCTATGATCAATTTCTAGTCGGTGGTGAGTCAATCGAGTTAAAAACAAAATATAAAAAATAATATGAATATTGCATTACATATATTTTTAATTCTAATTAGTTTCGCAATTGCTTTTTTAGGTGTTGTCGTTCTTTTTAGTGTTGATGCTTTCACTGGTGGTATACTTGCCACTGGTGGGATTGTTTTAGCTTTAAAATCAATGGAGGTTTAATTATGGGTTTATCTTATAAAGGCTATAATATTAGTTGCAGACCTCTTAAAACTGATAATTTATGGCAATTAGAACTCGAGAGAAGTGGAGGAGAGATTGTACATACTTACACAATCGACCCACAAAAAACACTTTTATCGGTCGAAAAATTTGCACTAGATGAGGTCGACAAAAAAGTACTAGAGCAATCAAAACAATAAAATCTTAAAACACTAGCCCCACTTGTGGGGCTAGTGGCTCCCATTAATAGAGGTACCAACCAAATTCCAAAAATTAAAAAATTTATTTTTTTAATTTTTTAACTATCAAAATTTAGGTTCTTACATTATTTACCTTAACATTGTAGGAGATATAGAAGTAGTTGGCTTTGTGATGAAAGGGGTTTCTTTTTTGGGGACCCGAGGGTATAGTAAATATATATGACTAATACAGATTTGATGACCACCGATCAGCTACGAAAGAGGCTCGAAAAAGTGTGGCTTCAACATATAAAATTATGTCAGGATAACTTCTTGTACTTTGTAAAGAATGTTTGGCCTGATTTTATTTGTAGAACTGATAGTGATCCAGATAAATGGGGACATCATCAACACATAGCACATGAGTTTACTAGGATAGCTGAAAATAAAAAAGGAAGGCTTATTGTTAATATGCCTCCTAGACATACAAAATCAGAATTTGCATCTATATACTTTCCAGCTTGGATGATTGGTAAGAATCCTAAAATGAAATTAATGCAAGTATCACACAACGCAGAACTTTCAGGTAGATTTGGTGCTAAGGTAAGAAATTTAATTGATAGTCCAGAGTATAAACAAATCTTTGGTGATGTTAAACTTAGAGAAGATAGTAAGGCAAAAGGACGTTGGGAGACCAATCAAGGTGGGGAATACTTTGCAGCGGGTGTTGGCGGTTCTATCACAGGACGAGGGGCGGACTTACTTATTATTGATGATCCACATACTGAACAAGATTCTTTATCAGATAGTGCGATGGAGAGAACCTACGATTGGTACTTATCAGGACCAAGACAACGTTTACAACCTGGAGGCTCGATTGTTTTAGTAATGACTAGATGGGCTCAAGACGATTTGACAGGTCGATTAATAAAAGCAGAAACTGAACCTAAGGCAGACAAGTGGGAAAAAATTTCTTTTCCAGCTTTGATTGGTGAAGATGAAAATGTGCAACCTGTTTGGCCTGAGTATTGGGAATTAGATGAATTAGAAAAAGTTAAAGCGTCAATATCAATTAGAAATTGGTCTGCACAATACATGCAGAATCCAACCTCAGAAGAAGGAGCAATCTTAAAAAGAGAATGGTGGCAGCCATGGGCCGGGGATCTTCCAACTTTAAAACATGTTATACAATCATATGACACTGCATTTAGTAAAAAAGAAACTGCAGATTATTCTGCTATTACCACATGGGGAATATTCACGCCTCACGAATCTGAACCAGATGCTATTATGTTAATTGATGCAATTAAAGGTAAGTATGATTTTCCAGAATTAAAAATGGTTGCACTCGACCAATATAAATACTGGCAACCAGAAACAATAATCATAGAAGCTAAAGCTTCAGGTCAAAGTTTATTACAAGAATTCCGTAGAATGGGAATACCTGTTATGGATTACACTCCAGGACGTGGACAAGATAAACATTCAAGAGTTAATGCTTGTGCACCTTTATTCGAATCTGGACAAGTTTATTACCCTAGAGACGAACATTGGGCAGAAGAGGTTATTGAAGAATGTGCTGCGTTTCCTCATGGTCAGTACGATGATTATGTGGACAGCACCACACAAGCTATGTTAAGATATCGACAAGGTTCTTTTATAAAGACTTATTCTGACGAGGATGAGGTTCAATCTTATAAGGAACGTAAATATATATATTATTAAAAGGAGAAGACATGTCAAAATTTAAGAAAAAACTAAAGAAAGCAGTTATGGCTGGTGCAGCACTTTATGGTGCATCAAAACTTATGGGAGCATCTGGTCCTGTAGGAGATAAGTTTGCTAAAGCAAGAAAAGCTATGACTTCCAATGCTGCTATGAGAGGTGGCTCTGGTATAAAAGGTAGTGGACCATTAAGAGGTGTTGCCGATGGTATTACAAAACTAAAAAGATCAGACCTACCATCACCAAGAAATATGAAAAGTATTTTTGTACAAGATGATGGATCAATTATTAAAGGTTTAGAAAAGTTTAAGAATAAAGATGTTTATGCAAAAACTATGAAATCTAGAAGAGGAGATACTGGTAGTTTGAAAGATTTTGCAAATAAATTTATTCTTGGTAGAAAAACTCAAATGAGTATGGGTGGAGAAGCTAAAGTTAAAACTAAATTAAACGGTACGCTTAAGACAAAAACATACTAAGCTTTTATTATGGCTGAAATTGATAAAGTAATTGAAGAGGAAATAGAAACTCCTGATTCTGAAGAAGTTGATATTGAGTTAGAGGGAGAAGAACCTACAACAGTTGAAGAAGCTGTCAGTGAAACTGAAGCATTTTTTAGTAACCTTGCCGATGACATGTCTAGTGAGGTGTTACAAAGAATGTCTAATCGATTACTTGATGATTATAAAAAAGATAGAGTTTCAAGAAAAGATTGGGAAACTTCATATACTAATAATTTAGATTTATTGGGACTCAATCAAAGAGAAATGACTAGACCATTTAGGGGGTCGGCATCCGTGACTCATCCACTTTTATCAGAAGCAGTTACATCATTTCAAGCACAAGCATATAAAGAATTATTACCATCATCAGGACCAGTTAAAACTAGAGTTCTTGGAGTTGAAGATAATGAAAAAATGAATCAAGCACAAAGAGTGCAAGATTTTATGAATTACATGATCACTGAAGAAATGGAAGAATACACTCCAGAGTTTGATCAATTATTATTTTATTTAGCACTAGCAGGTTCTGCATTTAAAAAAGTCTATTACGATGAAGTGATGCAAAGAGCTGTTTCTAAATTTATACCAGCAGAAGATTTAGTAGTTCCATATTACGCAACCGATCTTATGGAATGTGAAAGAATAACTCATGTTATCAAAATGGGTGAGAATGAAATATTAAAAAAACAAGAAGCAGGTTTTTATAGAGATGTAGAATTGAAACCTACTTCTAGGGGACCAACTGAAATTGAAAAAAAATATCAAGAGCTAGAGGGAATTACACCTGGTGGGGATAAACAATATTCTTTTTCTATTTTAGAAATGCATGTAGATTGTAATTTAGAAGAGTTTGAAATGCAAAATTCAGAAAAACAAGTGAAAGTTCCTTACATCGTAACAATTGATGAAGGGTCAGGACAAATTTTATCTATCTATCGTAACTACGATATGAACGATGAGACTAAAAAAAGAAAAGAATACTTTGTACATTTTAAATTTTTACCAGGATTAGGTTTTTATGGGTTTGGATTAACTCATATGATAGGTGGATTAAGTAGAACAGCTACACAATCACTAAGACAATTACTGGATGCAGGTACATTATCAAACTTACCAGCTGGATTTAAGTCTAGAGGTATAAGAATTAGAGATGATGATCAACCATTTCAGCCAGGAGAGTTTAGAGATGTAGATGCACCGGGTGGAAACATCAAAGATCAGTTTCAAATTTTACCATTTAAAGAACCATCAGCTACATTATACCAATTAATGGGCTTTGTTGTACAAGCTGGACAGAAGTTTGCAGCGATTACTAACATGGATACAGGTAATGATTTACAAAATAGAGCTGTTGGCACGACTGTTTCGTTGTTAGAACGTGGTTCGAGGGTCATGAGTGCTATACACAAGAGATGTTACTACTCTATGAGAAGAGAATTTAGACTTTTATCAAAAGTATTTGCTACTTATCTACCACCAATCTACCCATATTCAGTATATGGTGCAGATCAAGCAGTAAAACAAACTGATTTCGATGATAGAGTAGATGTTATACCAGTTGCCGACC